TATTGCACGTGAGATAATCCACACTTGTCCCATAACCTACACTTGTGGAGTATCTCACAGACTGCGCGAGACGGAGCGCGACCCGTATAGGCTGGCTGAAAAACTAACATAAACCCCTATTCCCGATAGGTAATTAGGATATATGGGATGGGCATGAAAAAAGCTTGCAAACCGTTCTAGTGACTGCTACAATAATATAAGCTTCAACCAGAAAGGGGAATCCAATGAACAAAGCAGAAGCACGTAGCTTGTGGAGCGCTCTAAACTCTTGCACATGCAAGCCCGGTGTGCATGCCCCATTTGATTGCGTATGTGTTCACGATGAAGCCATATACTCGACGGACGGATACGTTGTGAACCGTATCGAGGGGTTATTTAAATCTGGTAGCGTGTTCAGTGCTTTATACAGGGCTGATTTAGCATATGCTCCGCGTGTCGATTTGTTGGATAAAGCGCTGACATACACCGTTGGAAACAAGGACTTCACAAGCGCGTGCGATTACTTCGACCCCGCTCGAGTAATAAAGGTTTTGCGGGTACATAAGTCGGCTGGTGCGACACATATACAATTCGCACCTGCTACGGGACGCGTATCCGCACCTCTAATCATTCGTAGCGAGATACCGACCAACCACGGACATATAATAATCACGTCTGCAGTGCAGGGAATGAGGTAATAAACAATGACCACGGATGAACGCAGATTTATAATCGAGGTCGATGAAGACCTGACCGAACTCTATAGGGTGTACGCGGAAGACATCGCGCGTTTGTACAGACTTGTACGCAACTTGACGGGCGCGTTAATCGCGGTAACGGTTCTAGCAGTTGTCTGCATACTTAACATATACGCTACTCTGGGGGTTATTTAACCCCCTTTTTTATTACATGTATAATCCCTCATTAGGTAAAGGCACCGTGCAAGGTGCGCGGTGTCGCTTAGACGAAAGGATACCGATATGGACGTAAGCGCTATAACGGAGTTGGTGAGCAACGTGGCCTTCCCAATCGCTGCATTTGTGATGATGTTTTACTACAGCACTAAGACCGTAGAGGACATGCGCAAGACCATTGAAGAGAACACTCTTATTATGACTAAGGTAATTGAAAAGCTCGACAGCATGAATCAGGAGGGCTAAGCGTGTTGAATAAGCTTCTAAAGGGATGCGCTGCATTTGTCGCGCTTGCGTCTGCTTTGGTGATTGGTGCTCCCTCAGCCTTCGCATGGCAGGAGATTGACTACTTCATCGCGCGCGGCCACGGCACCATATCCCCTAGCTATCTGGTCATCCACTCCACGGCCAACCCTGGAGCGACCGCGTGGAACCACGTGACCTATTGGAATCGCGCGGGCAATAACGCGGCAATGGCTCAATGGGTGTGCGACTGGACGAACGGGGGTACCGTCTATCAGGTCATGCCCGGCAACGCTAAGGCGTGGCATGTGGGGAACGGTAACAACGTATCCGTTGGTATCGAGATATGCGAGGGTACCACGCGCGAACAGGTGGATACAGCGATTGATACAGCCGCTAGGTGGGCTGCTTATTATCTGAATCAAAAGGGATGGGGGATTAATCGTATGGTGTCCCATAACGATGCGCGTACGCTCTGGGGAGGTACCACGCACACCGACCCCATTCCGTATCTGGAGCGCTGGGGCTACAGCTGGGATTGGTTCAAATCGAAGGTTCAAGCATATATGGACGGGTCTACAGCTACCGAACCCGCGCCCGATTCCGGCAACCAGAACAACGCGCCCGCGCACCCCACTGATTCCATCGAAGCCCTAGCCGCTGCTGTGATGCGCGGTGAATACGGTAGCGGACAGGCGCGCCGCGATGCATTGGGTAGCCGTTACGAAGAAGTGCAAGCGTATGTGAATTCGCATTATTTCGGAATCGGCTCTAGCTCCGGCTCCGGCTTTAAGACCACAGCGGACTTAGCCGCTGCTGTGATGCGCGGAGAGTACGGAAGTGGGCAGGCGCGCCGCGATGCATTGGGTAGCCGCTACGATGAAGTGCAAGCGTATGTGAATAAACATTACTATGGGATTTATTAAAATAATCGTTGACACGCTTAACTGATAGTGTTTATAATACTAATCAAGGCAACGGGGAAGGAGATGACATTATGCCTACCAATTTTGAACGTGGATTAATCGGACGAACGGTAACGTTCTCGCACTGTAAGGGGCAGCGCGTTGTTGATGGGGAGTTCGAGGCGTTCGAGTATGAACTGCTCGGGGACTATTCGAAGCTTTCCAAAGCCACTAACACGCTGCGTAGAAGGTTGAAAGACCCGACCATTACCATTACAAGCGTTGAAACGGACTCGGATTACTACTCAATGCCGATTAAGCTCTTTGTTGAAACCGCAATTAACTATAAGAAGGGACTCTAACCATGACTGAGACTACCCAGATTGCAACCATTGACACCGACACCAACCTCTACACTCCCTCTAGCTATTCCTCTATCCAGCCTACCGATGCGGAGACCCGCAAGCTCGTTGTTAACGCGATGAACAACGCGGAATCGCTTTCAGAGCACGAGGGCGAGACCTTGGATGTCATCGGCGTTTTCACCAAGCCCGGTGTGCGCCGCTCCCGCGAGAAGAACGGCATTGATATGCCCTGCACCAACACCACGATTGTTTGTGCGGACGGCAAAGCGTATTTCTCGCAGTCCGAGGGCGTGCGCAACGCAGCCGATAACTTTATGGCCGCGCAGCTTTTTGATTCGGGTGAGATTGTCCAGATGAAACTTGTATCCTCTAAGCTCCCCAACGGGAACACTCGCAAAACGATTGTACTTATCTAATCTATAATCCTTAACCCGTTGCACCTAAGGCGGTTCGGCTTGAAGCCGTTCCGCCTTTTTTAATCGGAGGTGTTGAAATGGCAAGAGCCAAACGTACATCTGACGAGACGTATAACGCTCGTAGGCGTGCCAAGCGCCTATTGGCGCGACTTGAGCGCGAGAATACAGCCGGAATGAGCGCATCGCAGTTGCGAGCGCGAGCGGACTATATAGAGAGCGTGCGAGCGCAGATTACCAAGTCATATCAAAAGACGCGTGCCGTGTCAGAGGTTGCAGCGGCTAAAGAGCGCAGCCAAGCGGCAGCCGCGCAGCTCGACCGCATGACGTCCGCGCCGCGTAAGGTGAAGAGCGCTAAAGAGCGCTCCGATATCTTTTTCGCGCGTCAACTGAATCTTGCGGGTATTGGGCAACCTACAACGCTAGGCGAGCACGCGAGCGAAAAGGTATCGGTGTTCTACGCGGCAACGCGTCAACTATGGCGCGGGCGCGATGCACGTAAGCGTAACGAGTACATAATTCGCGGCCTTGGCGCAAGCTCGTTAGCCGAAGCTTTCGAGAAGGTGTTAAGCGCTAACGAGGATGCGTTTCAAGCTGTGATTGGGTCTAAGGTAACATCATCGTTCGTAGAGGGGATTACAAGCGAGAACGAAGCCTTCTATAACGAAGTTGATTACGATTCCGAGCTAATGGGGTCTGATTGGTGGGTTACCCAACTAGTTATGTTTAGATAACTCGAAGGATGCTAGAGGAAACATGGCGCGCAAACGTGATATCAAACAATTTAAGATAGCCGCGTCTTACGATACCGAGACATGCAACATCCTTGTGGACGCTGCGGATAACAAATGGCGTGCTTATCCCGTGCTATATATCGTCAACGATTTGCGCGGCGTTGATATCCGCACCTACGAAGTCGGAGCGGGCAACGTGTCCTTTTATCGGCATGGTGCGCAAATGCAGGCCGTTATAGACGATTACATAGCGTGGGGCGAACGCAACGGATGCGTCCCCATCATCTGCGCTTATAACCTCATGTTCGACCTGCAACCGCTCATGTTCGACTTAAACAATCGTTATGACATGGTCGCGAGCGCACAGAGCGCGACCAGCGCCTACACCGTGGATATCGTGCATGAAGGTGTTGTAAAGCTTCGTTTCTGGGACACCTTTTACCTTGAAATGCGCGGCCTTGCCAAGATGGGCGAGACCTGCGGCCTGCCCAAGGCTACGGGTGACTGGGACTACTCTAAAATCCGTACACCGGAAACACCTCTGACAGATGAAGAATTGTATTACGCAGGACGTGATACGGAAGTCATCCCGGCTTACTTACGCTACCTTCTCGAATCCAACGAATGGCTTCAGCCTGAGTGGCTCGGCGTCCGAGTACTTACTAAAACGTCACTGGTGCGGCAAGCCGGAAAGATGGAGACCGGACGCTTGCGCATTCCGCGCGGCGAGGGTAAACCCGTGTCCGTGCAAGCCGCTTTCGAGCGGATGTGTGCCGATGAACTCGCGCCGACCTATGCGCAGTACGCGCTCAGGAAGGCGTGCTTTCGCGGGGGCTTTACGTTCACGTCCGCGCGTTATTCTGGAATCGTGCAACGAAACGTGTACAGCATAGACGAGACGTCCGCGCACCATGCCTATATCAACGGGCACATGACCCCCGTTAAGTTCAAGGGGCTTGTTCCCGCAATCCTGCAGCATATGGCGGAATCCGTTGTAAACACGAACCTTGATACCGCGATGAAGCACTGGGAAGAGCCTTTTGGATGCGCGTTTCATGCGCAGGTACGTTTCACGCGCCTGCGCCTGCGTGCTGGTAGCGCATTCGCGGCGTGGGATATCGCGTTGCTTTCCGAAGCTAAATTTAAAGGCGCGGGGCAGCTGGGCGAGTGGGGTAGCGGGGACGCTGACAGGCAGACAGTAACCCAAGTGCGAAGCGCAGGTTACGTTGACGTTGCAGCCGGTGCGCGTTTCGCCTTCGGAAAATTGGTAGAAGCCCAATCATGCATCGTGAACGTATCGGAAATGGAACTGTGGTGTATGAGCCGCGTTTACGAATGGGATTCTATGACAGTCATTTTAGGTGAGGGAACTTGCAAGTTCGTGAAGCCGCCCGATTACGTAACATTGTTGTCTAATCTTTTCTATGCGCGTAAGGATGCATGCAAGCAGATTCTAAAGACGTACGAGACCGGGCGCGCTTACACGGGGCCTATTCCGGAAAGTATCCCCGAGGGCATAGCCGCACGTATTCGCACGGGTGAAATGCCGCGCTCCGATTTGGAAGCCTATTACGGCAGCACGGTAAAGGGCATGTTTAATTCTATCTACGGCATGGAAGCGCAAGACGTGTTCAAATGCTCCTATAAGGTCTCGGAAGGAGAGATTAGCGTTGATAGGGATACGGTGGTAACGCGCGAGAACTACGAGGAGCACTACAAGGACGCTAAGAAAAAGCTTGTCCTCTACCCCTACGGCCTTCGAATCGTAGGCGGCTCCCGCATGGCTATCGTTGCCGCTATCGAGCTTATGTATAAATCGTTTGGCGAGCGCGTGCGCGTGCTGGGAGGTGACACCGATAGTTTGAAGATATCTTGTAACGAGGACGTGAGCGCCGATGATTTGATGCGGGCGCTAGAGCCGTTTCACGCGGCCGTAACGGAGTCCATCAACATATGCATGGAGCGCGTGCAATCCAACTTCCCCGGCTACGCATCCCCGCTCACCGGAGTTGGCACGTTCGAGGTGGAGGGAGACGCGTACCCACTCCATATGGACGCTTGGAACAAGGCGCGTGTGAGCTGGGACGGGCACCACGCGCATATAACGTGCGCGGGTCTTTCCAGACCATCGAACGCTTACCATATAGAGAATTGGATAGATGACATGAGCGCACGCCACGGATTCGAAGAGATAGCGCCGCGCGTGCTCGGATGGGGCGTGCGCGTGTCCAATAGGGTGTGTCATGCACTCGAACATTACCGCCCGGCTGCATCGGATGTGTTCGATGCGCAAGTGACCGATTACACCGGAAAGACATGCCGCGTGATATCTCGCGAGTCGATAGCGCTCTATCCGTCCGACCGCGTACTAGGGGACTCGGAGAAGGGCGGTAACTCGCGCACCGTGGCATACGTTCGCGAGAAGTACGGGCGCGAGGTGGATACTTCCCAGCGCGTTGCCGATGTAGTCGATGGCCGCGCGGTATATACATATACAGATGATGAGGGATGTGAGATTGAATGGTAAACCTGAATGACGGGATTCATTACAACTGGGAAAAGACGCTCTCGTATAACGCGGATGTAACCATGGTTGTGGGCGCTCCGAACAAGGGCAAGACATACGGCCTTCGAGCGTACGCGCTCAATCGCGCTATCAAACGCGGGTGCCGGTTCGTGGAGGTGTGCCGCACGCTTGATGAACGCGATGCGGTCAAAAAGAGCTATTTCGACAAGTTAGCCGCGACCGATGATGATTTCGCCGCGTTTGAATACAAGTGCGAAGCGAACGAGTTCAAATACCGCATCAAGGATGCTAAGCGCGGTACGCCCTGGAACACGTGCGGGTACGTTGTCGCATTCGCTGAGATGCAGGGAACGAAGAAGCGCACGTTTGCGGACGTGGAAAACATCATCTTCGATGAAGCTATCCTAGAATCAATCGATTCAACGCATACATACAAGCGCAACGAATGGAATATGCTGAGCCGCATCATCGATTCGTGCGCCCGCGAGGACGCCTATAACGAATCACGGGTTAAGCCGCGTTTGTTCTTGTTGGGAAACGCGGTTGACTTGCTCAATCCCTATTTCGCGGCATTCGGCGTGCGCGGCGTGCCCGCCTACGGCTACACGTGGTATCAAGATAAGATGTGCCTACTTCATTACGTGGAGCAGGATGAACACGATGCGTACCGCATGGAGCACACTCTAGCCGGGCGCATGGGGCAGATTACCGGCTATTCAAACGCTACATATGCGAACGACTTCAAGGAAGATACCAGATACGTGATGAAGAAGCCGCCCCGCGCCAAATACGTTATGGGGGTCGTGCACATGGGGGACGAGTACGGCATATGGGCGGACGTGAGCGAGGGATATTACTACGTTACCTCGACCATACCGAACAACGCGCCGAACGTCTACGCGCTCACCCGTAAGGACAACACCCCCAACCGCATAGCCGCGCAGCGAGCGCTAAAGACCATGCGCGTAATCGTCCAGATGTATTACGAGGGCAGTGTTTTGTTCGAGAGCGTGAAGGTGCGCGAGGGCTTTTTAGACGCTATGGCGCTCTATGGTGTAAAGTAGTATCCGCGCAAGCGATGACGGGCGCGCGACTCCATAAGTAGGGATGATTCAGGGAGCTATATCGTTCGGTCGATACCTGAACCCCGCGCGAGGTAGCAACGCGTTTTAATGGAACGCGTCTAGTTTCGCATATGCGCTATAATGGGCGCGAACACGCATGTTTTTCATCGCGTGTTCGCGCTCGATTCATATACATATAGAAAGGGGCTTGCAGTGGACGAGAACGAGAACCTGACACCCGAGGAATCCGAGATTGAGCAAACCGATGGCGTTGACGGTGAGGAAGCGCACCGTATCGGCGAGTTCGATGACTTGCGCGACCGTTTGGAGCGCATCGAGTCGGTTGTAAACGCAATCGCAGACATCCTAGGCGAGATGCGCACGACCGCAGACGCAATCGACATCGACAACGGCGCGACCGTGGCCGATGCGGACGGTGACGGGGACGCGGATATCATCGAGGATGATGTTATTGTCATCCCCGATTACGATGACCTTGACCTTGACCTTGACCTTTAAGGAGATAAAGAATGGCAACCAATAACACCACCATCGCCGGACGCGTGTATCTCTCCGGCACCAACGATTTTCAGCAGCGCGTACCGAACCCGACCATTTCCGGTATCGATGCTACATCTAAATTCCTGTTCGACCCGATGAATCGCCGATACCTCAACGAGTTCGTGGACGCTTTCGTCAACCGTATCGGCACGCAGATTGTACACAACAACCAGTGGGAGAATCCGCTTACCGTATTCAAGGGTTCCAACCTGCGCTACGGCGCATCCATTCAGGAGAGCGCGTTGAAGTGGCTCCGCGCCCACACCTACGATGTGGACGATGCGACCCTTCTCAAGGTCGAGCGCCCGGAAGCAGCTGTGTGGTATCACACCGTGAACCGCAAAGACCGCTACGATATCACGCTTGAGTTGCCCGACCTCCAGCAGGCTTTCGCGGACGAGATGGGTCTTAACCGCCTTATCGATGCGGTTATGACCGTGCCGCGAAACTCCGATAACTACGATGAATATCTTTGCATGCTCAACCAGATTGCCTACTATGAGAAGAATTGGCAGTTCTACAAGCACCAGGTGACGGCTGCGCCGACCGATGAAGCGACCGGCAAGGAGTTCCTGAAGGCCGTCCGTGCCTATGCGAAGAAGCTTAAATTCCCGTCCTCGCTCTATTCCCCGGTATCCGCTGAGTACGGCATTCCCACCTTTGCCAAGCCTGAGGAGCTTGTACTCTTCATCACGGCAGACGCAGCCGCGTCCATCGATGTTGATACCTTGGCGAGCGTGTTCCAGCTCGATAAGGCGGAAGCGGCGTACCGCACCATCGAGGTGCCCGAGTTGCCCGTACCTAACGCTTTCGCGCTTCTCACCACCGATTCGTTCTTTGTCTGCAACGATTACGTGTACGCTAACGAGAGCTTCTACAATCCCCAGACCCTGAGCACCAACTACTATCTGCATCACTGGGAGGTTGTGAGCGCGTCCCCGTTCGTGCCCGCGATTCTCTTCACCACCGATGCGGGTACCACCGTACCCAAGCTCACGCAGACCGTTACCGGCGTGAATATCACGGCTGCCAAGACTTCGCTCAAGCCCGGCGATACCACGCAGCTCACCGTTGAGCTGGTGGGCACCGTGACTGAGAACAACGAGGGTGTCAAGGTCGCGCCCGATGCGGTTACGTGGAGCGTAACCGGCAAGACCGCAGCCACCGCAGGCGAGCCGCTTTCACTGAACAGCGCTACCCGTGTTGACCGTCTGGGAGTCCTCCACGTTCAGAAATCCGATTTGGAAGCAACTAACGTACTTCACGTGACCGGCACCACGTCCTACGTCAATCCGTCCGGCGTGACCACGCAGCGCACCGCGACCGTTGACATCACAATCGTCTAGCGGTTTATAATCGCTATAAAGCGACCACACGCGCCCCCGCTTGTGAACGAGCGGGGGCGCTTTTAGTAAAGGAGGTATCAAGTTGGATTCAGGATTTCCCAACATCGGAAACGTCGACGTGTATAAGTATGACAACGCGCTCGATTACTCGCGGTTCAAGCCGAACGTGCGATTGAAGATGTGCAACGTGCCTTGGTGCGGGGACTACGAGAACGTTGTCAAGTTCGCCGATGACGCCGCCCGCGATGCGTGGTTCGATGCGCTCGAAGGCGATGTTATAAACCTCGAGACCATGTTTAACGTCAAGCCGGATGGGAGTGCGAAAGTCCCCGTGCCGGTAACGTCAGCCCAAGGATACAACTACCTCGTTGCAGACCTACCGCGCATGACGAGCGACACCCAACCGCTCGAATATGCGGAGGGAGCACGCAAGCAACGTTTCTTTTATTTCATTCAAGACGCACAGCAGCTATCGCCGAACACAACGCGCTTGGTGCTCACGCTCGATATGTGGACTACGTATATCAACGATATGCAGTTCGACTACATTCTGCTCGAACGCGGACACGCGCCCGTTGCCGCTAGTAATGTAAACGCCTATCTGGCTAACCCGCGCGACAATTCCACCTACCTGCTGACCGCCGATGTAAACACCGGTGGGGAGCCTTATATCGAGCGGGCGCGCGCCGTGAAGAACTACAGCGCGGAGGGTCAACGCGCCTGTATCGTGACTTCATGCGACCTACCTGGCAATCTTGGAAGCGCAGCCGCGCCGCTTGTTCCGGTAGTGTCGGAAGAGCTTGTTTCGGGCGTGCTTGCAGCGCGTGTGTATTCAGTCGCGGTGAGCGACCTCGTGGGCTTCTTGCGCGCCATGGAGAAAAACGCGCCGTGGGTCAAGCAGACCATTCAAGGTATCTTCTTCGCTCCGACCGATTTACTACTTCAATATTGGAATTTCACCGTTTGGGGCTTCAAGGTAAGCGTGCTAGGGGCATCGCAGCGGGTGGATAGATTTCTAAAGCTGCAGGCGGGTGACTTCGCATATCCCGCGCGTGCCGCTAAGTTTGCCAAGCTCTACACATACCCTTACGCAGCTATCCGCGTGTCGGATGAAACGGGCGCGTCTTCAATCGTGCGCGTTGAGGATTTGGGGGATAGCGGTATCGAGGTAGCGAGCGCTCTCAATCTCATAATGCCCTATATAACGATCGATGCGCGTTTGCTCGGTATCGCCGGCGCGACCGATACGCTGACGTTCCATACAGCAGAAGGCCGTTCGTATTCCTACGGTGGCGCGTGGGGCGATTATCTCAAACGCTGGAACGTGCCGATAATGCAGGTGACGCAGAGCGCCGCGAGCCGTGCCGATTATTCGACCGTGTACGAGCGGGCGCACGCGAAGCTTGCCGCAGACAACGCGCTCACGTCTTCGCTTGCATCGAACGCGACCGCGAACACCAACGCTAACAACTCAGCGCAGAACACCGTTGACGTGAACGCTATCAACGTTAGCGCGAACACCGCTATAACGGAGAATTCGAACGCTGCGGCATTGAAGGGGGCTACCGCAGCTAACAACAAACTCAAAGCCGACTGCGATACCGACAACGCTACATCGTCTGCGGTAACGGGGCTGCAAAACGATGTGATAGCGATTACCACGGCCAACAACAACGCCGCGAGCGCGGCGCGAACCGTTGGCAGCGTTGTTACCGGTGCTTTCACTGGTAACGGCGCGGGTGCGCTTGTATCCGGCCTCGCGGATATGGCGGTATCGTTCCCGGCTGCGAACGCCGCAGCCGCTATCTCCCAATCGAGCAACGCCAACTCCGCTGCAATCGCGCAGACTAACGCGCTCGAAAAGACGCTTCATGCCGTGCAGTTCACCGCAGCTACATACGGTGTTCAAAGCTCAGCCGCAACGAACGCAACGAATATTCGTAACAACGCAAGCACTTCATGCGCCGCATCCAACGCATCGCTTGTGCGCACCAACGCGGCCAACACCAAGACCACGGCGGACGCGAACGCGCAGCGCACGCATGCGACCGCTATAGACGCTATCAATGCGCGATTGAAGCAAGCGGGAGTGGCCGCGCCGGTTGTATTCGGAGCCGGTGCTGCCGGGCAGGGTTGCGCCACCGCCCCGCGTGCGCTATTCGCACAGGTTATAACGCAACGCGAATGCGACATTATGAACGCCGCGAGCGCATTCGCCCGGTACGGATACACGTTGATGCGCGAATGGAATATGCGCGATATGCAGGTTATGAAGCATTTCACGTACTGGAAATGCACGGAGGTATGGTGCAGCGGAAGCGGCAACGCTCTGGAAGACGCCCAGAACGCCGTGAAGGATATACTGATACGCGGGGTAACCGTTTGGGATGCCCCCGAGGACATAGGACGTGTAAGCATCTACGACAATTTCAAGGAGTGATGACGCATGAGGGATGCTATCAACATCGATTCGCTTTTGAAGTCGGATACGTACCAAAACATGAGCGATGAAGAGATTCAGGCGCTTATCGATTACAAGGTCGAGCGAGCGCAGAAAGACGCGGTTATCAGCGCCGATTACAAGGCGCACGAAAGGCTTATGCAGCATCTTATCGATGCGCAAGAGCTAGCAGTCAACGCCGCTAACGATGCTTTCAACAAGGCGATAGCGACCGCGAGCGCGTACAAGGAGGTTAATTAATGAGCAAGGGACGCAGGGGCTTCAAGCAGCGCCGCGCCTACCGTCCGGATTCAAGACCGGCGTATTGGCAGACGGAAGCGTACAATCAACAGCTGTTCAATATGTTCCAAAATGATTTGATAGAACTAGCGTTGTCGCGCTTTCATTGGGTCGGCTTGCCTGAAACGTGCAACGCCAGGTATCTAGAGTGGACGCTACTCACGGAAGGCGCGGCAACGCTTGCGTACCCATCGCTTGCGAGCGACACGCTTCTCTCGTTGAGGGCGGTGCAACAGGGCGCTCCGAATATGTATGACGAGCCACGCGCGTGGCGTGCTATCGGCGCGACCGGTAAGACTAACTTCATATGCAATTGGACTAACGGCGTGTGGATTTGGGAGAACGCGACCCGCTACCCGCTCATGGTGAAGATTAACATCTGGGCACGCGAGCTTGCCGATATCCTGCGCACGAAGCAGATTAACCGCTATCACATGCGCATGCCGCTAGTTATCTCAGCGCCGCAAGACCGCGCTTTCGATGTGCAGAACTTCTATAAGTCAATCGGCAACGGTGAGCCGTTCGTATTGGCGTATGACAATTTCAGCGATATACAGACAAACGCGACCATGCCGGAGCGAGCGCGCGAGTATATCGGGGACAAGCTTCAAGTCGAATGGGCTAACACATGGGACGCGATTTATAGAGAACTGGGAATCGACTCGATGACGTTCAAGGCGGAGCGCATGATTGAGGATGAAGTTAATTCGACCATGCAGCCCACGGAACTAGCGCGTTTGTCCCCGATGACATGCAGGCGCACCGCTTGCGACAAGCTCAATGCGCGTTTTTCCGGAAAGCTTAACGAGCCTATCACGGTTGTATGGGCGCGCGACAACATCACGGACAACTACGACATGCGCCATCGATATGAAACGCTGTTCGGTAAGGAGGACTAGTAGTGTTCGAGTTTCCACAAGTCCCCGTAAACAATCGTTGGGACGCTATGACCGTCACGCTTGGTGAGTGGTATGAGATGGGCTTCTACCAGCCGCTAGTAGATGATTCTTGGAGGTTCAACGCGTACAGCGAGCTGCAATATACGCAGCTGTGCCGCAAGATTATAGACAGGTTCTACTATCGCGAGGTTTCGATTCCGACACCCGCACGCTGGAAGACTGCGTACCTGCGAAAGCTCAACGAGATTATGCCGAAATATAAATTGCTCTATGAGCGCGTGGAGCAAGGCGTTAACCCGTTCCAAGCAGGCCGCGACCGCGCTAAGTCGCGAGATATCTTCTCAGACTTCCCGGAAACGATGCTCTCCGGTAACTCGGACTATGCGAGTTCCGGCACCGACCGCGAGAGCGACACCGTGCGCGAGGGTGACATTACGGAACAGGCCGCGCGGTTCGCTGAATCGTGGAACGATGTTGATGTTATGATTCTCGATGAGCTGGAGCACACGCTTTTCACGTCTATAATGGTTCCGACCGTTCCACTTTGGTAAGGAGGTTATATGTACACACCTTTGCCGTATTTCGACCCGTTTCTAATCGCGAATCCTACGCTACCTAAACTGTACTGGGAGGTTAAAAGCCCCGAACAGCTCACCGCTAACCTGTACTGCATCATCAATGCGTTGAAGGACTACGTTAACGAGACCAGCGGGCAGGTGAACGAGAACAGCGAGGCGATTGACACGCTGGAAATGCTGTTTGAAAAGTTCATGCAATCCGGGTTCGATGCCTACTACGCACAGCAGATTGAAGAGTGGATTAATAACAACATCGGTTGGCTTTGGCAGACGTTCGGACAGATGATGTTTGCAGGTCTGACCGATGACGGTCATTTCTGCATCTACGTACCGGACTCTTGGAGCGATATCACGTTCGATACCGGTGCCGTGTACGGCACCGAGGATTACGGGCGATTGATTCTAAGGTACGAGACCAGCGGGCAGGGCGTCATCGATAACACCGCGCCCGACTATCCCAATGACCACATCGCGTCTGATATCGCGAAGTTGCAAAGGGAAGTACAAGAGGTAAGGCACACGCTTTACACGGCACTTACTAGCATGGAGGTATAAAAATGGCAATCACAGCGCTTGAATTCGGCAAAACCATGCGCCCTACCACGGTGGAACTCGTTACTAAGCTGAATGAGACAATCGCGGCAGTAAACGCGTTGAACCCCGCAGCGGTAACGCAGCTTTCAAAGGACGTTCAAACATTGAAGACAACCACAACCGACCTTACTTCAAAGGTCACGGCCAACATCGGAAGTATCACAACGCTAACGCAAACGCAGACTTCGCACACGCAGGATATCGACAAGATGAAAGTCACTTTGTACACCCCTCTTGCTAACCCCGATACCGACCCATCCACCCCGGCTAAGGAGATTTAATCATGGCAGTTACCCAATACGTGGGGGCGCGATACGTTCCCCTTTTCGCCGACCCGCTCGAATGGGACAAGACAAAGGCATATGAGCCGCTTACCATCGTTTACCACACTGGCAATTCGTATACGTCTAGGCAGTACGTGCCGGTTGGTATCGAGATTACCAACACTGCCTATTGGGCGCTCACGGGCAATTACAACGCTCAAATCGAGCAATACCGGGCAGAGGTGCAGCGCTATGACGCGCGAATCACGGCGAACGATACCGCTATCAAAGCTGAGGTTGAGCGTGCGACCGCAGCGGAAGCTACTAAAGCGCCAACGAGCCACGCGAGCACGGAGACCACGTACGGAACCGGCAACGCGACTAACTACGGCCATGTGCGCCTTGCGACCGCGAGCACACCGGTAACGAGTGATGCGACCGCAGGCGTTGCGGCAACGCCTAAGGTTGTTAACGATGCTGTGGCAACCGCATCTAACACCCTCCAAACGTCTATCACTGCCGTTGAGGGCGATGTAGCCGAGCTAAGGGCGCAAATCGGGAAGAGTGAAACGATTGATTCGCTATTCGTCATCGGTGATTCGTACCTGGAAGGATACAACCCAGCCGGGAACGTAACCGGATTCGGCAACGTCATCAAGCGCACGCTCAAGATAGCTACCTACCATGAGGACGCGCAAGGTGGAACTAAATGGGACGCTACTACAGCGACCCGCGTTACAGCCGATGTACTGAATTACGATGTGCTTCTAATCGCGCTCGGACATAACAACATGACCTCTAAGACCGTGAACGTGTCGCAGTACGTAGCCGCTACGCTCAACAAGCTGCAGACGCTGGGCTACAAAGGCAAGGTGTTCCTGTGCTCCACGCTTGCGACCGCGAAATACACGTGCCAGAAGATGCTTGAGGTAGACGAGAATATCGTCCTCGGAATGCAGGCCGCGAGCTACACATTCCCGTGCGTATTCCTCGCTAACGGTTGGTCTTGGCTTATCGATTCGGATGACTACGGAACAACTGACAAAGGCCGGCATCCGAAGCAGGCAGGCCAGAACCTAATCGCAGCCAACATCATCACCGGCATGCGCGGAGGTAACACGCTCAACGCTGCACATTCCTACGGCAACGCAGGAGGTGTGTACGTGTCGCGCGTGATGATGAACGTTATCGTGAACGTGCTCGGAGCGAAGGGCAATGACGGCACCGTTATTTACAAGCCCGCACTCCCGTTCAACATGGTTGACACGTATTTCTTCGTCATGCAGGGCAATGACGGGTCGACTAAAAATATGAGTTTCAAAGCCGCTGAGGGTGTAAAGATTACATATCAGAAC